CGACCGGCTGAAATTAAACGAATCGTCGGGATATCCGGCTGCTAACCGCAGGTCGATATCGCCGGCCGCGGCACCGGGCACCGACGGCGTCTGAACCGACGAGCCCGACGAGTTATAAGTGCTCCGAGCGTGATCGGCGTAGGCTGCGTTTTGCAGAGCGTAAATGACAACGCCGCCGGCCGAGGTGTACGACGAGTCCTGCCCCTGAGTGAACGTGTAGCTGCTCGGTTCATCGGCGCCGGCGCGCTTTTGCCACAATTTGACGTGGGTGATCGCTCCGCACTGAGAATCCTCGACAGTCGCCTGGTCGATCAGCTCCCACCCGGCCGGGGCGGTCATATCGCTAAGATTCGCCCAGTCACCCACATGAAACGCGATCAGCAGATCGCCCGCCTGCGTGCCGGTGGGTTTGGGCACGCTGTAGCTGGTCTGGTTAGAGGTGGTATACGAGACGGCGCGGATGGACGGCACGGTATCCCCCTCTCAGACCAGGCATGAAAAACCCCGGGGACAGCCCCGGGCAACCACGAACCCAACCCGTATCAGGCCGGCGACATGTCGATGGCGAAGATGCCGTCCGCATGCCACACGATCAGCAGCGTGCCGTCGGACGTGTTGTAGTCCTGCCCGAAATCGATGCCGACGATCAGGTTGTCGCCGGTCAGGGCGTCGGCGTAGATGTCGGCGTGCCGCACACCGGACAGCGTCGTGTTCTGCCATTCGGTGTTGTCGGCGTCCCAGGTCAGCACGGTGCCGGTGATGGATAGGGACGTGCCGGTCAGCACCTCGCCGCCCGCCGTGTAGCCGGTGCCCACGATTTCATTCGTGGACGAATACCCCGTGTCCTGCCCGTAATTCGGGTTCCGGGAGCTGGTGTACAAGGCGACTCTGTGGGTTTCCAGCTCCAGATTCAAGGCGAGCTGGGTGGTGTCCAAAACGTCCTGAAAGGTCGCCGCATACAGGCCGGATGCCATATCAGTTATCCCCCTCTCGGGTCTCAGCGAACGCGGCAAGCGCGTCCCGGATCGGGGCGAGCCGCTGCTCGAGCCGCTCGAGCTCGGCGCGCACCTGCGCTGCTGTCCGCGCAGCGCCGGTACGCTCCGTCTCGGCGAGAACATCGGACAGCGTTCGTGCCCAGTTTTCGCCGCGCAGCCAAAAACGCGTCTCGCGCAGTCGCCGCGCCGCCTCGTCCTTGCGGGTTTTGGCCTCGGCGATTCGGGCCGGGTCGCCCGATTCGAGCGCAGCCGCATACTCGCGCTTGGCCTGCTCGTGTGCCTCACTTATCGGCACCAGGTCCTCAAGCAGCTGCAACGTTTCGCGGAGCCTGCGTGCAACCGTGGTCACCGTACCTCCTGAATAGCCGTGCGCACGCGGATAAGCGGCGCAACGATCTTGACGTCCTGACCGTCCCACCGCAGCCGGACAAAATTTCCTAGCTGGTCGCGGACGACTTTCACCGGGCGGCCCTGCTCGTCGCGGTACTCGCGGACCTGGTCTTTGGTGCGCCACGTCCAACCGCCAGGGCGGACCTGCACGGAGCGGAGCCGGGCGAGGTCCGCCTCCGTATAGCCTCGAATTGACGTCATCCCACCCTCCTCCCTTTTCTTTTTGGTTACCCGCGTGCCATCACCTGGTAGCCGACCTGCGAGCCGATCCGCGCCAGGTCAGCGTCCTCGCGCACGACGGCGGACGCGATGTTGACGGTGACACCTGCGCTGGTGGCGGGGGTGTCAGTCCAGCCGGCCCGGCCAACCACGAGATCGCTACGCAGCACCGGTTCTTCCGGCAGCGTTTTCATCGTCAATTTCGCGGTGATCGTGGCGACCTCTTGCGAGGCCGCTTTGGCGGCCTTTGTGGCCACCTTTTTAACCGCGGAAATAAGTGCCGCCTCTTTCTCCTCGACGCCCTTCATGATGTGCTCGACGAGGAGATGACCGGCGGGTTTGGACTCGCCTTTTGCGGCCGTCTTTTTGGCGGTCTGTACTGATTTCAGGATAGCCGACGAGGTGATTTGGGTAACCTCTGGCTCCATCAGGAGGATGCCTTCGGCTACACCCTGCATGATCGGGGCGCCGATTTCATCCCGTGCCACCTGGCTAGGCGAGCTGATACGCAGCGCCTCCTTGGCGGCCTTGATCGCGCCGGAAACGACGTCCTTTGCCGCCTGAGCCACGCGGCCCGCCATTTCCTTGACCCCATTGAAGAGGCCCTGGATCATGTCACGGCCAACCTGAACCAGCCATGACGCCGCGTCCGAGAGCGCCGACTTGACCTTGCCCGGGAATTCTTTCAGCCAGTCGATCGCCGCCTGAACCTTGTCGGTGATGGTCTTTTTGATGTTTTCCCACGCCTGACCGGCCGACTCGCGGAGTCTTGCCCAGCCGTCGGACAGGAACTGGCCGATTTTGCCGGGTGCTTCCTTCAACCAGTCGATCGCCGTCTGGAATTTCTGCGAAATCGTCTGCTTGATTGTATTCCAGGCGTTACCGGCCTCTGTCTGGATTTTCTTCCATCCATCGCTGAAAAACTGGCCAACCTTCGTCGGCACGTCTTTCAGCCAGTCAACAATGGCCTGGCCTTTTTCCTGCAACCAGCTGACGATTCCGTCCCAAATCTCCGATGTTTTACTGCTGACATCATTCCACAGGTCGGAGAAGAACGGCCCGACGGTGTCGGTGAACCACGAGGAAAGCGCATCCCAACCCTCGGTCAGTTCACTAGGGTCGGGCAGGAAATTCACCGCCATCTGCCCGAGCTGCTCACCAACCCACGAGATGGCGTTATCCCAGTTACGTTTCCACTGCTCAACCCGAGTGGATGTGGCGGTCTCGAGCGTGTCGTTCGCCTGTTTGACCGCGTTTTCAAAATTCCCGATGCTCTTAGCGGCCGAATCCAAATCGAGCCCGCTCAGCGCCTGAGCCATATCCTCGGATTTCGTGCCGAACAGCTCAACCGCGAGCTGGGAGCGTTTCGCCGGATCCTCGACCTTACGAAGCCGGTCCAAAATCGTATCAAGGGCCTCCCGGGCCTTCGGACCGCCCTTAGAAAACGCCTGCGCCATTTTCTCGGCATCCAGGCCGAGCTCTTTCAGCGCGTCCTTCGCGGACAGGTCCTTTACACGAATGTCGAGCTCTTTCAGACCGTCGGCTACCTGGTCCGAATTCCAGGCGCCGGCCTTAAGGCCCTGGTTCAGCAGACCGAGCGCATCCTCGGCGGACAGGCCCAGGTCACGGAAATGCGTGCTGTATTCGGCGAAGGTGTCGGCCAGATCGTCGCCCCGGTTCACACCTTCCTGCTGGCCACGCAGCAGAACGTTGAAGGCGTCCTCGGCGCTAGGGGAAAGGTCATTCCTCAGCATGGACGAGACCGCGGCAATGGTCCGCCCGACATCCTCGTCCATGGCCTTGGACACGGTCAGCGCCTGCTGCGTCATCGCACCAAGCGCATCATCGCTCGCGTCACGAGCACCGTCGATATTCTGAACGATCCGGGCGAGCGCCTGAGATACTTCCTCGAGTGATTCTCCGTATCCCTTTGCGTATGCTTCGCCGGCGATACGGCCCAGCCGCTCCGACTCCTCACCGAACGCGCCGACCTGAATCGACAAATTGGTGAGGATCTGTTCCCGCTCAAGCCCCTTTTCAATCGCGTCAGCGAGAATGCCGGCGATCGCGGCGCCGGCAGCCGCCCAGGGAGCGGCTTTGAGGGCGCCGATGAGGGATCCGCCGACACTCCCCATGCCGCTACGGCCGCCCGCCTCGACACCCTGGGCTGCGTCCTCGCCGGCCTTCCGGCCCGCCTCACGCGCACCGGACATGCCGGACTCGAGCCCATCCACCATCGCCCGGCCCGCCGACCGGCCCGCCGACCGCAGATCAGAATCAACGTCAACGGACCCCAGTTCAGCCTCGATGGCGGAGGCGGCGCCGGACGCGCCAGAGCGAGCGGCGGACTCCATCTCGCCCATCGCCGTCCTGACACCACCGGTGAGCCGATCCAGCTCGGCCAATGCACGATTCGGATCAACACCGTTTGCGATGTCGTCCGCAATCGCGCGGAACGCCGCCTCAATCGTCTGCTCGATATCGGCGGTGGTACTGGTGGTTGTGGTTTGCAGGCGCCCCAAATCCCGGCCCGCCGCCTGAATCCCGCTCGAAAAACCGCGGTCACTCAGGCTGATGAACCCGGTGAGCTCGCCAATGGTGAGCGCCACAAAACCACCCCCTAGAGATTGGCGAGGAGTGCACGGGCCTGCTCACCCGTGACCAACTCAGGCTCATTGCGTGTCACGAGCCGGTACAGCGAGTTTGGGGACAGGCCATATAGCAGGGTGAGGAATTGCCGCCACGTCAGGTCTGCGATTTGCGGCGGTGTGAGGCCGTACTCGCGGCGGAAATCTGCCTCGATGAGGAGCCAGTGTTTGCGGATTCGCCGCTGTTCGGGGTCGAGCTCGTCGTCGTCGCGGCTTTTCCCTCATCCTCCCGCACGGCCTTATACGCCTCACGGAACGACATGGGCCGGCCGTTTGCGTTGGCCACGGCCCACCGCAGCACGACCCGGAACTCGCGGCTTTTCATCCCGTTTTCGACCCACTGGTCGAAAACGTCCTGACCGAAAAGATCGACAAGTAGACTCCGGATATCGTCATCGGACGAGGAGTTTTTTAGTTGTTCGACCTTTCGGGTGAACCGCAGCGTCAGGTCGTGCGGGATAGGAACGCGGACGCCGCGAATGACGGTGGTTGCCGCCCGCCCCCGCTCGGCGGCCTCCTGACGCTCGACCTCAGCCCAAAAATCGTCCCACGACTCGTACGACTCGCTCTCCTCGAGGGGAATTGGCTCGGGTGTGGACGTCATCAGCTCGTCACCTCATCGGTTTCACCAGGGCCGGAGCGGACGATGGTGCACGACCAGGTGGTCAGGTCGTTGTTGCCACCGCCCTGCTCGCCCACGCTAAACGTTGCCTCAGGCCAGACGCGCCATTCGGAGTCCATCGGGTGACGGAAGCGGATGGTGCCGTGGCTGGCAATGCCGACTGCGGTGGCGAGCTCCTCGCACCGCGCCTGACCAGGGTCCTGATTACCGGTATCCGGGTCCTTCAGAAGGAAACCCTCAAGCGAGAGGGACGCGCCGCGCTGCATGGCGACCTGCTCATAGTGGCCGGCCGAATCGAACGTGGTCGCGTCGACCATTTCCTCATTTTCGGCCGGGTTAATGGTGGCGGTGGTCAGGCCCTTAATGTCCATCCACGTTCCGGGGGTCTCCCCATCGTGCACCTGCACAATAATGTCCCTGGCCGGGATCTTCTTAACGGCCATCATTCACTCCTGTTCGGTGTCGACCGGGAAATTTCGGCTCGGAAATTCACAACGTATTCGTGCCGGCCGTTTTGGTCACGGCCGATATAGACAGGCCCGGACTGGATGCCGACGGCGAGGGCGAGCCACGTTCCGCCGGCAAGCTCCCGGCTTTCCAGGCCGTGCAGGGCGTCATAAACGTTTTGGGCGTCCTGTTCGGCCTGCCGGGCGTCGACGGCCGAGCCGCGGCACCGGATCTGAATATTGATCTCGTCGTATGGCAGACGGCTGTCCGCTTCGCCTGCGCCGTACCGTGCGACCGCCATACACCGGTCGGGACTGGTGGGAAGCGCGGCGAGAAATATGGTTCCGCCCGCCGTGTTCGGGGTGTAGGTGCCGACGCCGAGATCATGCAAGAGCTGAGCGATTTCCTCTAGTAGCGTCATCTCAGGCTCCTGCGGATCTCGGCGGCGATAATGTCGGCCATCCGGCGCCGCTCGCCATTCATCGGGTCTTCCAAGTATTTGGCCTGCCGTCCCTCGTCGTGCCGCCACGTCAGCTCCTCATGCTGCCGGACGGCGTACGGGGTGTCGTAGGAGACGGCCGCGCGCAAATCACGCTCGTCGACTGATGCGACACCTGAGCGTTCCAGGGTGCCCTCCTCGATCGGCACGAGCTGCCTGGATACCTCGAGGAGGTGTTCGGCGGCGAGGCGGAGGCCGCGGGCGGCGCCGGCGCGCTCGGCTCGGCTGACCCGGTCGGTGTTGAGGCGGAGCTGGGCTCGCTGCGGCATCGGCACCACCCCTTGC